ATCATAAACGAACATATACATTTTACCTACAGATGATCCTTTGATCTCACTAAAAATTCTTTGAGCTATAGTTGTGCTCATTACTCTTGATGGATCCGCCTTGCCAATTTTCATAGCTTCTTGTCTGTACCATTCTCTGGCTTCCTTAGCAGATTTAAAGTCTATATTTTTAGCAGCATTTTCTAAATCTTGAAAAAGATACATTAATATTTAATCCCTAATTCTTTTTCGGTAAATATATGAAACGACCAACCTTTATCCTTACAAAATTCATTAGCAGCTTTCCATTTAGCCTCATTAACTCCCCAAGTTTTAACTTCAGTAATGTAACGTTTGTTTACATTAGATTTTCTTTCAGGGGGTTTAGTTTGTTTTGCAGGTTTTACTTCAATTATAGATGTTTCTTGTAATCCTTGTTTATTTATTTTAGTAACTATAAAATCTGGAAAGTAGCGATGTACTTTCCCATCTAAAGGAGATCTATATGGAATTATTATTTCTTCAGAACCCCAGCTGATAACTTCTTTGTGTTCGTCTAAATAACACATAAGTTTTAGTTCCCATCTGGAGCGATAAACAATATTTCTTGAATCGCCTTTATATTTTTTGGGATTTTTAGGATTAAATAGACCTTTGTATGTTTGCATGTCTTTTTATCTAATAAATATAATAATAAATAGTATTTAGGGGTCTAAATGCCAAACTACGCACCAACTTTCGCAAATCATAATTCAAATATACCTTTACCTCCATCAACGACAAGAAACAATTTTTCTTTTCCTAATGATTTGGTAGTGAATGGTAGAAATTTTTGCACGACTATAAATTTTGTTTCTTATCAATCTACGACCGCTATCGTAGGAAGTATCATAGGTGCGATACAATCAGTAATGGGTGGTGCATTTATGCCAGCTGGAAGTATAACTCTTCCAATTCCTAAAAAATTAAATGATGTACAAACTGTTACTTGGCAGCAACAAAGTATGACAGATATCGCTTTGGGTGGTGCTTCTGCTTTAGCAAGTGCAGCAGGGGCGGGCGGAGCCGCAAGTGCTCTTGGTGGTCTCGCGAGCGCATTAGGACCTATGACAGGTTTAGCTATGAATCCACAATTATGGATGACTTTTAAAAATCCTGAATTTAAAGAGCATATTCTCAGTTGGACTTTTGCACCAAATAATGAACAAGAATCTAATACAATAGCTAACATAATTAATTATTTTAAATATAATATGTTGCCTTCTAGTACAGCTGGTTTAGTTTATACATATCCAAATATTGCTATGATATCATTACACCCAAACGATTTCTTTACTTTTAGATTTAAACCTTGTGCTGTAACATCTGTTCAAGTAGATCATACTGGCGCTGGTCAACCTTCATTTTTTAGAAATGGAGCGCCAACAGTTGTTAATTTACAAGTATCGTTAAAAGAAATAGAACTTTGGACAAAAGATAATTATAACACATAAGGGTAATTTTTAAATGGCGCAAGAAAGATATTTTGAAAAATTTCCAGTAATTGAATATGCTGGAAATATGGCTGTTGATTTAACTGTAAGAATTACTCTTATGGATGTAGTTTCTCAAAACCCATATATATATTATCCATACCAATTATCCGATAGTGAAAGAGCAGAACAATTTTCTTATAGATATTATGATGATTCTTATAAAAGTTGGATAATATATTTAACTAATAAAATAGTAGATCCATATCATGAATGGTATCTATCCCAAGAACAATTTAATGAATTTATTACAAAAAAATATAACTTACCTGTAGAAACTCTTATTCGAAAAGTTAAATTTTACAGAACAAATTGGGAAACTAATGAAACCATAAGCGTAAGTCGTTTTAATAGTTTACCAATAGATCTTAAACAATATTGGATTCCTAATTATGGTCAAAACAATATAGTTATATCTTACAATAGAAATCAAAAAGAAATAACATCTACAACAAATAAGTTAGTAACTTATAATGTATCTGATAATTCTTTTATAAAAGATGAAATATGTAAAATTGTATTAATTGGTGGAAATGCAGCAAAGGGACAAATCGCTGGTATTGCTGATGGTAAAGTTTACGTACATCATTTATCTGGTTCTGAAGATTATATATCTTTTGATGAAAACAGTTATATTGTTGGTGAAGAAAGCTCTTTATCTGCATCAATCAGTGGTTCTCAATTCATAACTCAAAATATATCCGATGAAGCTTCTATTTATTGGTCAGAAGTATCATATTATGATTTTGAAAATGAAAAAAATGAATATAATAAATCTATAAGAGTATTACAGAAAAATATTGCGCCTTTGATGGCAAATAATTTAAGAGATTTATTAAAGGTATAATATGCAAGTTGGAGATATAGAAATTAAAAAATTAATGATCGGTAGCATTAATGCTATGGATCCTAATAGTATTGGTCTTGTAGGGTTTAATATTTATGAAGATATAACAAATCCACTTGGTCCTTATGGGGAAGTTATAGTTGCAGATTTTAAAGATCTTGCAGGTGACAATAAATTAAATGGAAAAGAGGATATAACTTTTGAATTTTCAAGTAAAAATTCTAGCTCTGCTACCTTTAAATTTAAAAGTTTTAAATCTTTAGAAACAAATGACGGAAGTACTGATAATAGAAACTCATTACATAATAAGCAATACACAATTCGATTTGTTTCTGAAGAAGCTATAAATGTCCAAGGTAACAGAGTTTCTAAAACTTTTAATGAACCTACAAGTAGTATGGTAGAAAAAATAGTTAAAGAAAACTTTAAAAGTAAAGATTCTGTAGAAATAGGTGAATCAACTAAAAAATTATCATATAATTTTTCTGATAAACATCCTGTAGATGCAATCAGAACATTAGGTGGATTACACGTAGGAACAAAAAGCGAATCATCTTTATTTTTCTTATTTAAAAAAAGTGATGGTGGTTCGACAAAATATGTGTTTGATTCACCAGATAATCTTTTTTCAAAAGGACCAGTTTGTAAACTGAAGCAGGGTCCAAGAGGATTAGGCGAATCTGACGAAGATAAACAAAATAGTATACTTTGGTTTCAAATCGGTAAAACTTTTGATGCTTCTACAAGAGCTATGTCTAAAGCTCAAGAAGCTACATATAATCCTGCAACAGGAAAACCTCACGCTCCTAATAGAAAAACATTTAAACCTAAAGTAGCAGACAGCCCAACATATGATGGTGGAAGATCGCAAGATAAACAATATAAGATACACCAAGCTCATAATCCTTTTAATGAATCAGATGCTGTACAAACAAGCACAGCAAAAGTTAACAGAGCAGATTATCTTTCGCATTTAGCTCAAAATTATGCAGATTTAGAAATTCCTGGAAATCCTAAAATTAAATTAGGAAGTATTATTGATTTAGATATACCTAAAAAGTCAGATAGTCAAAATGAATCTGGCGAAAAACAATTCAATGGTAAAGCGATGGTTGTTGCTATAAGACATAAAGTAAAACCTTTAGGACAAACTCCAAGATATACAATGATACTTAGAGTTGCTAAAGGTGGATTTAAAGATGGGAGTGGTGGAAATGCCTAATAAGATGTATTTTGCAGAAGTTAGAAAAATAGATGGTCCAGATAAAGCAGGATATGTGCAAGTTAGAAAATATGGTTATGATAATGAAGAAGAAGATATTAAAGATAATGATTTACAATGGGCAATACCTTTACAGCCTGTAACATCAGCAGCTACTGGAAAAGTAGGAATAAGTCCAGTTGGTTTAAGAGTAGGGTCAAGAGTTGTGATCGCTTACATGGAAAATGATTCAGACGAAAAGCATCCAGTCGTTTTAGGTTCTTTTGCTCGCGCTTCTCCTCCTTTGCCAGCTAAAGCTTCATCTCCTTCAAGCGGCTCTTCTGCTGATGATACTACCAAAGCTCTTGCTAAACAAGCTGCGTTAGATAGATTAAATGCTAATCCAAATGCAGTAGATGCTTCTGTTAGTGTTAAACTTTCAGACGGTTCAACATATACTTCAACTGTATCAAGATGAGAAAAGTAAATGGCAGTAGATAAATCAGTAGATACAAAAACAGGTATACCAGTAGTTATTCCAGAAGTTAAAAATGGAGATGGACCTCAAGTTACACCTGATGCAAAAGATAGAAAAGAAGTACCTAAAGGATATCATGGACCAAAAGTTGGTGGTAAACCTAGAAGTTTAGAAAAAGACAAATATGGAGAAGCAACTGTTAGAGATCCTACAGAAGGTAAAGACGTATTAGCAGAAGCTAGAAAACTTGCTCCTAAAGCTGATGATCCAACTTCAGCTGCAGCTGATGCCATGTTAGATATTGCTGCTGCTATAAAAATGGCGGATCCAATGGCAAAGGCGCAAATGCTTAAAAATATGATGTCTATGTTAAATATGGTTAGATCTACTATGAGCGCCAATTCCCCTACCCATACAAAAAAAACCGTTACCAAAGCGTTAAATGGTGCACTTGCTATTTTATCTAAAAGATATGGATTTCAAACAATCGTTAATGTATTTAATAGTTGTTTAAGGGATGGAGGAATAAATCAAGTAGATCCTGACTATCAAGGGATAGTAAAAGAAGCTCTTTCATTACTGATAAATAATGCTGTTAAATTTGGTCCAGATCAAATACCAATAGCAGTTCCTAAAACTCAAACAAAACCTGAAATATTTCGTGGTAGAGTCCCGCTTCCAATAATTTACACAGCTCCAGATTTTTATGTAAGACAGTATTATACTATTGCAGAAGATCCATGGCTATTATATATTCAATGGAAAGAGCCAAAGGGAGACTTTTATTATACACTTAAGCCAAAAAACGAACCAGTTTTTGAAACTGTAGACGATCACATGTATTCATTGGCAGAAGAAAAATTAGCTCGTGATCTAGCTCCTTACATTGATAAACAGGAACTACACCCAGCAGACTTGAATAAAATACTTTTTCAAAATATGGAACAAGCACACAATAATAGTATGGATAGTGCTATGGGTAAAAATGCAGCAGCAAATATAATGTCTATGTTACCAATGTTATTAGGAATTCTTGGAGGGGTAATTAATTTAACTAAAGGATTACATCTGCCTCAGTCCGTATTAAATGCTGGAGCTGTTGGTGCAAGTTTAGGCGCTTTTGCTAAAAATATGGCATTTATTAAAAAAATGAAAATGGATTCAGCGGCAGCATTTGATATGCCTTCTGCAGGAATGGGCATGCTCGCGGGAGGGTTAACAGGAGGGTTAGCTTCAATGGCTCTTGGTGGTGGTCTTGGTGGGTTAAGTTCACTTGCTGGAAGTCTTGGATCTATAGGAACTCTTGGTAATTTAGCTGGAGGTTTAGGCGCTGTTGCAGATTTAGCTGGTGGTGTCGGCTCAATGGCTGGCGTATTAACTTCAGATGTTCTTGGTGATTTAACTTCTAACTTAAATTTACCTCTTGCTGGAGAATTAGCTGGTGCTATTAGCGGAGTAGCAGCTGGCGCAGCTGCTGGAGCTATTATAGGTGGAGCTACAGGTTTATCATTTCAACAAGTTGTAAAAGTTTCTGCTGCTGTTTCTATTGTTAATAATTTACAAGGGGACATATATTTGAAAAGAAATACAGGTAATCTCTTAGTTAATATAATGGATTGATAAAATGAAAGATGAACATAATAAAAAATTAGCTAAAACAGACGTTCAGGCTGGTAAAGTAGAAGTAAAATATCCATACTGTTCAGTTGAACTTGATGATACTGGTCATTATCATGTTAAATATTCTCATCCTGATTTTCCAGAAAAATCATTTACGATTAAACAGGGTCATAATGGTGGATATGAAGCTTCTCATCCAGATGACGGAGCTGCTATTGGTCAAGGGCTAAATGTTTTATTCAGTCCTGGGCATACATCACATTATGCTGGTGGTGGTAAAAGCGATCATACAGATGGTCACACGGATGAACATACTGGCCAAACAAAAAATAAAAATGTTGCTGGAGATCAGGGCGGTGGTATTGCAGGAAGTTTTTTCCAAGGCGTAGCTCAAAAAATGATTCAAGGCGTTAAAGAAGGTATATTTCATCATAGTAGCGGTGGAGGAGCTTCTAAGGATTATCACACATCTAAAGGAGATGTTATAAGGGAACATACTGGAGATGAACATACAAGTTTAGATGGAGATCTTGTAGAATCTATTTCTGGCAATAAATGCCTTATGATAGGCAAAGGTGAAAATGCTATCCATATACAATCTGGTAATATGGACACTCAAATAGATAAAGGTAAATATAGAATTAAAGCTGCTGATACAATTACAATTGATAGCAGCACTAAAATTGTATTACAAGTTGGCGATAATTCTATTACAATTACAAAAAATGGTATTATAATAGATACTAGTAAAGGTGATATTAATATCGGAGCAGAAGGAAATGCTATTCTTAATGCTCTTGGTTCATCATCAGGAGTTTATGCTCCAAATGGAACTGCTATCCTATCAGGAAAGGATAATAAAATTGTATCAGATTCAGGTACTCAAGTAGAAGCTGGAACTTCACCACCAGTTGGTAAAGTCAAACCACCAAAAACGGTAATATAAAATAGATAAATAGTTATAATAACAAATTAGGTTACATAAATGAGCGCATACACAAGAGCAGATACTTTAACAACAACTCAAAAGAAACTAGAGTATTACTCAGATTTCTTAAATGATTTTGCATTATCTCCATTTGGAAATGAATTAGGAAGAGTTACTAATGAAAAGACAGTAAATCAATCTTTAAGAAATTTAATTAAAACAAATTTTAACGAAAGGTTGTTCCAGCCCACATTAGGTTCTGATGTTTATAGAAATTTATTCGAATTAAATGGGCTGCAAAATACACAGTATCTTTTATTTTCTATAGAACAGTGTATAAGAAATTCAGAACCAAGAGCTAATATAATTGATATATCAATAGACGATGCTAGTGGGTCAAATGTTTCTAAAATATCTAAATATCCAGGGTATCAGGCTTCTCCATCTCTTAATGAAAATGAAATATCTGTGACAATTATCTATTCTCTAATAAATAGTCCTGATCCTATAACTCTCAATATTTTATTAAAAAGAGTCCGCTAATGGCCAATAATACCACATTAAATATATCTTCTTTAGATTTTGATGTTTTGAAGTATAACCTCAAACAGTATTTGGCTGGACAGGATAAATTTAAAGATTATAATTTTGAAGGTTCAAATTTTAATGTTTTGTTAGATGTGCTTTCATATAATTCATATCTTAATTCTTTTTATCTTAATATGATTTCTTCTGAAATGTTTCTTGATTCTGCGCAAAAATTAGATTCAGTAATTTCTCATGCTAAAGAATTAAATTATTTGCCAAGATCAGCAAGGTCAGCAAAAACAGTTGTTGATTTCACAATTGAAACTGCAGATCGTTTTGCTATGAGAACTGTAGAAAATCCATTTATTATTCCCAAAGGAACAACATTTAGTGGTTACAATTCAAATGGAAATTTCACGTTTATAACAGATCAAGAACATTCTGTATTATCTTCTAATTCTATATACAATGTCACAAATTTAGAAATATTTGAAGGTTCTTACACTCAAGATTCTTATATTGTAGATTATACTGTAGAAAATCAAAGATTTGTTTTATCAAATCCAAACATTGATATAGAAAGTTTACAAATAATTGTAAATGAAAATAATACAAATACTATCTATTCATATGTTGAAAATTTGTATAATTTATCTTCAAATTCTTATGTGTATTTTTTACAACCTACATTCAATCAAAAATATGAATTTTTATTTGGTGACGGTAATTTAGGTTATAAACCATTAAATGGTTCTTATATTATAGCAGATTACAGAGTAACTAATGCATCAAAAGGTAATAGTGTATCTTCTATTATTTTGAATACAGATTTAGGAGTATATAATGGAGGTCAAGGCACATCATCAGACATAATACCTTTATCTTCTTCTGCAGGCGGCGCTGATCAAGAAGGTATAGAATCTATTAGATTTAATGCACCAAGACACTATCAGACACAAAGTAGATGCATAACAACAAAAGATTATATTGTTGCAGTTCTTCAAGAATTTCCAGATGTAGAATATGTTAATGTTTATGGTGGTGCAGTTACTAATACAGCAGTCGAATATGGTACAGTTTATATTTCACCAAGTACATATTCAGGCGCTACAATAACTGATAATAGAAAAATTGATATTCAAAGCTACATAAATTCTTTATCTCCGATTGGAATAAGAACTAAAATTATAGACCCTGATTATCTATATATAACTATTTCTTCTGTCATACATGTAAATTTTAGAAATACATCTTCTACCCCATCATTGATTATTTCTAAATCAACAGCGGCAATTAAAAATTATAATGATAAAAATTTAAAGAATTTTAATACTGCGTTCAGATTGTCAAAATTAGAACAATCTATAAATGATTGTGATATTGGTATTTTGAGTAACGAAAGCGATACTAAAGTTTATAAACAATTTAATCCAGTATTGTATATTGGTTTTTCTATCTATTGTAACCTCTTTAATCCTATTAAAAAAGGTTCTGTTTCAAGTAGTGTTTTTACAACAAAAGGAAGTAATTACATAATAACTGATTACATAGATGGCGTTACTATAACTAATGGATTACTGTATGCAATTGAACAAAACGCAGATTTAAAAAATTCTAATTATTATCAAACAGGAACGGTAGATTATTTAAAAGGAATTATAGTTATCAATGAACAAATTTACACAGATATTGGTGCTGGTGTAAAAATATATGCTACGCCTTCATCAAAAGACATATATTGTGTAGATAATACTATTATATCAATAGACGTAATTTCTGGATTAACATTAACCACAGTAAGCGAATAATGGAAATCGAAAAATATATATCTCCATTTATAGAATCTCAATTTCCTAGTTTTTATCAGGAAGATGGTCCTGAATTCATTGCGTTCGTTAAAGCGTATTATGAATGGCTAGAAACTGAAAATAATATCATCAATCAAAGTAGATCTCTATTAGAATATAGAGATATAGATACTACTTTGCAAAAATACGTTGTTTATTTTAAAAACAAATATATAAATTCTTTACCTGAAAATATCATTTCAGATAAAAGACTTTTGACAAAACACATAATAGATCTTTATAGAGCAAAAGGAACTGATGCTTCATATAAACTTCTATTCAGAATGATATTTAATGAAGATATAGATATATTTCTACCAAACAAATATATTTTTAAATTATCTGATGGAGAATGGATCGCTCCAAAATATTTAGAAGTATCTGACAGTAAATATCTCTTTAATTTAATAGGCACAAAAATATATTCTAGCTCTACTGGAGCTTCTGGAATTGTAGAAAATTATTTTTCTAGAACATCTGGAACAAAATTAATAAATGTTTTAGTTCTTTCAAATGTTTTTGGTAATTTTAAATATGGAGAAAAAATAACTTCTCCAGAAGTTTCTGAAATTACAATAGATA